TTCTAATCTATTTAACCAATGATTATAAAAATCTGATGCATTATCAGTTAGTGTTGTTAATCCTAAGTTTTTTTGTAAAATTATTATGTTTAATAAATCTGGCAGTCGCCTAATAGGAGATGTTACGTGTACATAGCTGTCTAAATCTAGTATATCATGTTTTATATCATCACAATATGTTACATATTGTCCTCCTGAACTATTCCAAATTTTTATAAATTTTACAAACTCGTCTGGAAGTTCCTCTGGCAATTCAGGCTCTTTTCCTAGTACTGCTGATCTGTAAATACCATTTTTTGAATTTATCATTTCTTTTGCTGTATAATAATTCATTAATATCATTAAATATGCGACTACATCATGACTGTCTGTTACATTTCTTACAAATCTATGTTTTTTTGAAAGAATTTTAACTTTACTTAACATGGTTTGATATACATTATCATTATGCATATCGGTCTCTTCGTATCTATAATTTTTTTTTACTCGTATCAAAGTATTTTTATAACTTATATTTGTTATCTTATTATCTGTTATCTCCACATCACATGTTACTGTGAAACGTCTTAAATTCTCTATCAGACTACATAAACAATCTGCTAAGCATGTTGGTAGCATAGGCCTTTTTCTATCAGGTAAATATATGGTTGAAATTCTTTCTGAAAAAGACTCCCATAAACCCAGTGCATCTAACCAAATAGATACATTTGATATGTAAATACTAATTATATATTTATTATCATTCATTATTTGAATACTCATTGCATCATCAAAATCTTTACTATTTACGGGATCTATTGATATCACATTATAATGTAGTCTGTCTTCTATATTTTCATATGTTGACATTATTTGATCAATATATTCATCTTCGGATTTTTTCTTCAATACTCTTGAAGTATCTCTTGAAAATTCTTGAATAGACGCGTATAAACTTTTACAATATAACTGATATTCATAAAAATTATCCAAACTTTCTACAGTCCCTAATGTATTTAACAATGTTCCGTGTGGATGTTTATTATCCCAATTAGAATATTTAAATACTACATAGTTATTGACTACGTATTTACTATGACTCATTTTTTTTATCTCTTTGCCTGCTAAGAATATCGGTAATCTTCTATCGTCTGGAATTAATTTATATAGCATTTTTTTACCTTTTCTACCATATGTTATACCTGATAATACCAATACTCCGGGTATATTGGTACTCGCCTGTAAAACTGAATGCAGTAACGAGACCTCACCGTTTTTGGTATTTAAAGTAAAGACATCTCCTGAAAATAATTTTGACTTTATTGGACAAAATTTATCTGGAGCATCAACTTTATCTAGAGTACCATCTAAATAAAGTTGCCAATTTTTATAATTTCTATCTTCTATACAAATCTTACATGTTATCATGTTTCTAATATCACTTTGTGTAAATTATGTCGTTTTGATTTTTTTATTTTCAATTTTTTCATTTTTTAATATTTTTGTATTGTCTACATCACTATCTATCTTTAAATCTGATATATCTGTAGTACCTACATTCACATCTACATTTACATCTTTTGTAGGTACAATATTATCATTGTTTTTATTAAATGTATCTACTAAATTTTCAACAGATCTAATTTTAACATTCTGATTCTGTAATAAATTCATTACTAATTCAGGTAATATTGCAATATTATTCATATAAGTCTTATATTTCATAGAAATTAATTCTGTTGTAGTATTAAATTTAATACTATACCACCAATATGCTGGTATATATAGTATTGCACCTTCATGAATTAACATATCTAAACATTTAATCTTATTAAAATCCTGTTGATACTGTTTTTGTACATCCCAAGGATTTATAGGAGATCTAAACTCAAAATTCTCATAATCTTTTTTACTATACAAATATTTTCCACTTTTAGGAGGAGATAATTTAATATTTACAGTTCCTTTATTAACATAAAAAAAATTTCTGTGATTTAATTCATATCTAAAAGGAGTTGTTGCATTATCTGAACCATATAATATGTCATAACTAATGTTTGATACTAATGGTGGTCTTAAAAATGCATCATTCTGTTTCAATATTTTTATTAATCCTGACTCCTCTAGGAAATCTTGATTATTTTCAGTAAAATATTTTGATTCATTATCATTTGCAAATAAATTTGTTGATACGTCAAAAGCTAAAAAAATATAATCATTTGATGAATCCTTTACATCCCTTACTCTAATATCAAAAGCACCAAACTTCTTTTTAATTTTATCTCTCTCTAAATTCGGATCATCTAATTGATATTCAAAAGTTACTGGTTGTCGTAAATTACAAATATCCTCTAATTTCTCTTTTGATGGATGATCTATTGTGTAAACCTCTAAATCATCGCTAGTTTTTAAATGATATAACAAATGTAAATATATGAATAACACAAGACAAAATATTGTAATTCCAAGAATTATTTTCATACTATATTTTTTTTATAATAATATATTTATATTTATACTCACTTAAGTTATATAATGAATTTATGTTACGATATAAATTATAAAATTACTCAATTCCTTGATAATCAAAGTATATTTAATATGAATACTGTTAATAAAGACTTCAATCGTTTTTATAAAAATCCTTATATTTTTGAATATGTAAAATATAGGAATCATCCAATGGTATTTAATTTAATAGATAATTACTGTAATATATGTAATGTAGGTATCATATTTTTTGATATTAATCATAACATCACTTTTTGCACACATATTTAATGTAATATATACCATTTCTTAGGATCATCAGATACTGTATTTACTATATACACTTTACCTAAAGTGTTTGTAGGTGGTTCCATTGTTATTTCTGTATTATGATAATGATAATATAATGTCATATGTGCTTGATGTTCTAATTTTAAATCTTGTAGATCGCATAAAAATCCTGATGCTGGTAAGTCTGCATCTTTATCTTCTGTATATGATATATTGTTAAAATCATATACGTTTGCATTATAATTAATCATATAGTGAGATTTATATTTATTTATTTCAGTAAATGCTTCTGATATTGTCAATAATGTTTTTATAGTTACATGAGGTATGTGTTCTGTCTTATAGTATGATTGTATATACTTCCAATTGTTTGGAATTACCCAAATTGAATATTTATATCCCATATATAACTATTCAATCTATTTTATATTTAAATTTATACAATTGATTCTTTCTCTTCTTCAGTATTTGTTTCTGATACCGTTAGCGTTACATTATTATTCAATTCTTCTGTTACTTCATTCTTAATAGAATCACTATTCAAAGTTTTCAATTTATCTAACACGCTTGATATATCTGCTGCGGTTGATGATTCTACTACGTTATCATCTACATCATCACCATCTACATCATCACCATCTACATCATCACCATCTACATCATCATTAACACTTTCAACACTACTTCCATCAACTGATATACCGTTATTAAAAGTTATAGTATTCATATCTAATCCTGATTCACTATTATCACTTCCTACACTACTTCCATCAACTGATGTATTTACAGCATCAATCATATTTCTTAAAACAATATTGTTATTTTGCACATTTGAAACATAATCTGTTAGATCTGCTACTTTTTGTGATACATCCTGCATATCTTGTGCTACTTTAGCCATGATACTGTTAAATTGATCTAGAGATACGTATTTGGATTCATCCACCTCATCACCTTTGCTATTTTGTGTAGAATTATTGGATAGCAGCTGAATAGATCTCTCTACGCTTGCTACTTTTTTAGTTAATGCATCTACATTTGGGCTAGAATTATTATTGCTTTTAATATTCCTATAATTATTATTTACTAGTGACTCTACCTGCATCAATTTTTGCCAAATATATTGGAATGATTGTTGCGTTGTTAACCTATTTGGCATACTGTTATTATTACTCTGGTTACTACTATTACTACTATTATTTGCTAAATTAGATGATGTACTTGTACTTTGTCTACTTTGATCTACTTTAGATCTTCTACGTTTTGCTGCTGCTAAGCTTGCTGAACCACTCATAATATAAATTATATTAGTATATAATCTCTAAACTATTTACGCATTTCCATCTTAATTTTTTCATGATATTTATAATCTATCAAATTAAAATCATTTACAACATAATCTGATATATTTTCCTTAACACATGATATGTTTAGTTTAGGAAATACGTAAGGTTTTCTAGTTACTTGTTCTTTCAATACTTCAATATGATCATCATAGATATGAGCATTTCCTAAAAAATATACAAATTCTTTTGGTTCCAAACTACAATGTCTAGCTATAAGATGTGTTAAAATGGAATAAGATGCTATGTTAAATGGTACCCCTAATCCTACATCACCACTTCGTTGATATAATGAACAGCTCAATTTATTATTTTCAGTTACACAGAATTGACACAATATATGACATGGCGGTAAAGCCATTTCATCTAATTGTTGTGGATTCCAAGCAGACATAACTAATCTGCGTGAATTTCTAGTATTTGGATTTTTCAATTGATCTATAATATTTTGGAGTTGATCTACACCTTCACCTGTATAATCTGTATTACAATTATCATATTTAGCATTAAAGTATCGCCATTGATGTCCATATACTGGACCCAAATCATCTACTTCATTATTAACTAATCCTCTTGAATCTAAAAATTCTCTTGATGCATTTGCATTCCATATTCTTACTTTTTGATCTTTTAAAATTTTATTATCTGTTTTTCCATTAATGAACCATAAAAGCTCTTTTAAACAAGTTTTGAAAGCTACTTTTTTTGTTGTTAACAATGGTAGTTTATTATCAGATAAATCAAAATGCATTGCTGATCCAAAAATTGTTTTTGCTTTTCCATTACGTCCTTCCTCCATAGAACCATGAGTGTTTATTTCACTAATTAATCTAAGATATTGAAATTCTTCATGACGATTCCCCATCCAGTCTTTTTTAGTAGATTCTTCTGTCTGTGTTTTAAGCATTTAATTATTTACTATTTTTATTTTTAATTTCTTTTTTTAGAATATATGGAAAGTATTAAAACAAATGATCAATCTGGAGGAAATGCATCCAGTTTAATAAAACATGTGTTTAATTTTGATGATGATTCTAAAAATGAAATGATGAATATTGTTCAATACAGTTTAATGGCGGTTATACCTATTGTAGTTTTGAATAAATCTATACAAAAATTTGTACCTGATGTTGACGAAGAAAAAGGTAGTTTAGAGGTTTTAGTGGAAGTAGTTGGTCAAATAGTTACTATGTTTATAGGTATATTATTAATCCATAGATTAATTACATATGTCCCTACATACAGTAGTGTTAAATATAATGATTTTAATATCATTAATATCATATTAGGATTTTTAGTCATTGTTCTTAGTTTACAAACTAAATTAGGAGAAAAAGTTAATCTTCTTCTTGAAAGAGTGATTGAAGTTGTTGAAGGTAAAGTCAATATTAGAGAAGGTCAATCAAATCAACAAAGTGCTGGAGTCTCTGTATCTCAACCAATATCTCAATCAGGTTATGTTGACAATGTAAATTATCAGGTGGGTAATCCACAAATGACTGGTACTATACCTCCTATTAATAATGTTGGTACACAACCTAGCCCTAACTTTAATAATTCATATGAAGGAGGACAACATTCAACTGGTATGCCAGGTGCTGCAACACCTCAGGTTCAACAAGAATCTTTTGGAGGATTTCAAGCTGCTAATGAAGTATGTGGAGGATTTGGTGGTTCATCATTATTCTAAATAATTAATAATAATTAATTTAATTATTTAGAGCATAGTATAGGTTGTTATACATAAAACTGATAATAATTGGAAAAATACTATTATACGGGTTGTATTGTCTGTTGGTACAAACCAAGCAAAACCTACTGTTGTTTGAGTCACTAAAGAAAATAACAAGCATGCGAAAAATGATAACTGATTTGCATTATCGTTAAATGACTGTTTATTATTAGTATGTTTTTTTCCTCCATCTTCTTCTGTATTATCGTCTTCAATTATATCTGTTTCTTGTGCATGCGTCTTGGATTTTATACTTTTAGTATGAGGATTGATATATTGCACACAATAATATATACATGCAAAGATAAATGTGGATCCTAAAGTTAAAAAAAGGTAATTTCTAGCTAGATTCAATCTTTTATTTTTCATTGAATTATGTGCTATTTTTCTACTTTTATGTATAATATCTAAAATTTGAACCATATATATAAAGCAAATATTTTACTTAGTTAAACAAGTAAATCACTCTTTTTACTGTCACTATCATTATTAATGGAATATTCTAACTTGTTATCATTTTTTACTTCAACCGATTCACTTGAAGAAGCAAACAATCCTGTACAAAATACTAGAACAACTATAGTCAATAGACCAATTACAACACATTGATAAACTACCATAGTATATGCACATGTATACAAAGTGTATTGTTTTAAATCATCTGTACACGTTCTACCCCATATCTCATATGCACCCCATATAGCAAGTCCTAAAGCTGTTACATATGTAAACATTAAAGAACATACTGTAGCACCCATATTATCATTATCACTATTAGGTTTTGATGCTCTCATTTGAATCAATGTCATTATTATCATAGTTAATACGTATCTCCACAATAACGATCCACAATGATCAGTAGTTAGAGTTTTATCTGATACTTCGGTCATACCTAATATAGCATATACTAACCATACAATGTATGCTACTGCTATACCACATACTGTACAAAATAACCCTGTTCCACCCAAACAGAGAATACATTCTTGAGTTCTATCAACTTTTGCATCTATAGGTACTGAAATATCCTGCATAATATAATTATTTACTGTTTCTTCTCTTCTAATATCTTCGTGTTTATGTGACATTGGTGTCGCTATCATTGGTGTTATGCATTCGGTTATATGCATATATCCGTTTCAATTTTTCAAGTAAATAATTGAAATTCAAAATTTAAAAATAAAATACCACATTTTAAGTAATGTGTTATCTTATACAACGGACTAACTATCTATCACCAATTAATGATGAAATAGATCCATCATTAATTAATAATGATGAATATAATATTATAGATACTCAACTAAATTTATTCGTTGATCCTAATACTATTAGAATAATAAACTCATTAAATGATCCTAATGAAGAATTTGCATATGTTATTGGTATATGTATTTCATTAATAGGTATATATTACTTTATTAATGAAACAATAAAATCTGCCTTTACATAGCTATTTCAATTTTTGAATGTCATACTCTTTCTTTCATCAAATGACTGGTTTTTTGATCTTTTACCTAAAAACTTAAAATATTTATTAGCAAGATTATATCTTGCTGTAACATTTTTTGCATTAGGATATTTACTTTTCTTATGCTTTTTCATAGCTTCTAACCGTACTTTCATAATCATACCTACTTGCCATATTCTTTTATGAGGATATTTTTTAGTTTTGTATAATCTCTCAAGTTTGTGAATTGTATCTTTCACATCTTTTACCGTTGTATATTTAATTGAAATAGTATCCTTTGGATTTTTATCTATATAAACATCAAAACTTTTTGATGGATCGTTAGGATTATACAAAAAGGTTTTTTTATTTTTTCTAGTCTTTTTCCCACCCTTTTTTACACAAATATTTTTCGTCTTGCCTAGTTTATATTTCTTATCAATATACTTCATATCATTTGTAATCTTATTACAATCAATATAGTTGTTATTTCTCCGATAAATTCTTAATATATTTAAACGTCCTTTCTTTGCTGTAGCAGCTTTA